CCCCCCCCCCCCCCCCCCCCCCCCCCCCCCCCCCCCCCCCCCCCCCCCCCCCCCCCCCCCCCCCCCCCCCCCCCCCCCCCCCCCCCCCCCCCGCCCCCACCCCCCCCCCCCCCCCCCCCCCCCCCCCCCCCCCCCCCCCCCCCCCCCCCCCCCCCCCCCCCCCCCCCCCCCCCCCCCCCCCGCACCCCCAGAGTTTTTTCCGCGTCTCTTTTACGTGGTCCTGATAGCGACACTCTGTATATTATTTTTGAAAAAAAAAATTTAGGAGACGGTTATGGCGAAACAAGCACCACACCATGACGAACAGCAGTTAATCCACAAACTGCTTCAGTTCAGAGACGATCCGTTACAGTTTGTCATGTATGTGTTTCCTTGGGGCCAACCCAACACACCCCTTGCGGATCATAAGGGACCGCGCAAATGGCAGCTTGACGCCCTTGTGCAGATCAGGGACCACATCAAGGCAAACAACATTAAGGTCACACAGGGCCAGGTTCCGGTATTGATGAAACTCGCTAGGGCGTCAGGGCGCGGGATCGGTAAATCGGCGTTCCTGGCGTGGATATCTCTGTGGCTTTTCTCCTGTCTCCCCTCCTCAACTGTCATAGTCAGCGCCAACACCGAGCAACAGTTGAAGTCCACCACCTTTCCAGAGATCAGGAAGTGGGCAACCATGTCTATCAACAACAGATGGTATGAACACAACATAATGAGCCTACGCCCAGCAGAGTGGTTGGTGGCGGCGCTGAAAGAAACGACCTCTTACGATGACGCCTATTGGTATATTCAGGCAAGATTGTGGTCAGAGGAGGCACCCGACGCATATGCTGGCGTCCATAGTCAGATGGGGATGGCCGTGCTGTTCGATGAGGCATCCGGTATACCGGGTTGCATCTGGCCCGTAGCACAGGGTTACTTTACGGACAAGACGGTACACAGGTTCTGGATTGTGATTAGTAACCCGCGTAACCCATCAGGTGAGTTCTTTGAGTGTTTCCACGGCAACCGGGACCAGTGGAACCATGAGACCATAGATGGACGTAGCGTGGAGGAGAACGACCATAGCCTCTACGAGAATATCATAAGACAATATGGCGCGGACAGTGACCAAGCGCGGGTGGAAGTTTATGGACAGTTTCCCAGGCAGGGTGATTATCAATTCATCAGCCGGGGTCAGGTGGATGATGCAGTTGCCCGTCAGCCGATACCTGATCCGGGTGCGCCTTTGGTGATTGGTGTAGACCCGGCACGGTTCGGGGATGATAGCGCCGTGATTGCTTTTCGGTATGGGAGGGACGCGACGGAGATAAGGTTTGAGCAATATAAGAGTTGCAGCATTGTTGATCTGTCAGAGCATGTGGCGAGAGCGATTGAGAAGTATAAGCCTGATGCTGTGTTCGTGGAGGGGGACGGTGTTGGTGGCGGTGTGGTTGATGTATTGCAACACTCGAACTTTCGCATCACGGAGGTGAAGACGGGTGGCGGCGCACAGGATAAGGACACGTATGCGAATCACAGAACGGAGATGTGGGGGAGGATGCGTGACTGGTTGCCGTCTGGGTCGCTGCCGGATCATAAGGAGTTGTTGGATGATTTGTGTTCTCCACGGTATGAGTTTACTCTGAAGGGACAGTTGAAACTGGAGCCGAAGGAGAAGATGAAGAAGCGGGGGTATGCTTCACCAGACTTTGCAGATGCGTTGGCGATGACCTTTAGTAAGATTACGAGCCGTAAAGATACAATGTCGTCAAGGCGGTTCAGAAGAAAAGCAGTTGCGCGAGACGTTGATTGTAGTGTATTTACTTAATAGACTAATGAAATAGGAGATTTACATGGGCGGTTTATTCGGCGGAGGAGGTGGAAGCCCCGCTCCAGCACCAATTCCCTACACTCCACCGCCATCGCGGTCTGACGCTGATGTTCAAGCTGAAGCACTTGCAGCACGGCAACGTCGTGCGGCTGCTACCGGTCGGAGTGAGACAATTCTTACAAGTGGTTCAGGTGTGAGGGAAGAAGACGAATCCGAGACGGCAACCCAAACACTTCTTGGGTCCGGGTAATGGGTGGTTCGCGTCCTTCCCCACCGGCTCCTGCTCCGGCTCCCCCTCCTCCTCCAAAGCCAGAGCCTGAAGCTCCGAGTGAAGCCGTTCGCCGCAAGAGAATACAAGAAGGACGGACAGGAATTATGTCGTCCGTTAGTGAAGAAGCAGGTGCTACGAAAAAGCTCTTAGGAAATTAAGATGGGCGGACAAGGTGCGCTTACTGCTGGCAAGACCATAGCGAGGCCGAGTGCTGTAAAGACCACGGCAGCAAAGTTTACCAGTGGTGCCTCGACAGGCAAGGCTAAAAAAATAAAACAGCGTTTTGGCACAGAGCAACTTGGTTTTCCTGAAGGAGAAGATTACGTCTCACGGGTCGGTGATATACCAAACACGAACAAGAAGAAACCAACTATCTTTCTGATGGGAGAGCAACCATAATTATGTACGGTGGTGGAGATAACCAGAAAGTTTCGGAGATCATCAAACGCTACGATCAGCTTGCGCTTGAGCGTGGCACTTGGGAATCCCACTGGACGGAGATTGCAGACCGTGTTCTCCCACGTTATTCCGATGGCTTCTTCAAATCAGCGTCAGAAATAACAAAGGGTAACAAGCGCACAGAGAAGATGTATGACAGCACGGCGGCGCTTGCCCTTGAGCGGTTTGCCGCTGCGATGGAGAGTATGCTTACTCCACGCACTCAGAAATGGCACAGACTAAAGCCAAGTGATCCTGCCCTTGCTGCTGACCGTGAGGTTAAGCTGTGGTTTGAAGAAGCTACCAATGAATTGTTCAGGCGTCGTTATTCACCTGGCGCGAACTATGCCAGCCAACAGCACGAAGTCTATATCGGTCTTGGAGCGTTTGGCACAGGCATTATGTTTGTGGACGCCCACGACAGGGGTGGTCTGAGGTATCAGGCTACTGATCTGAGGGAGTTGCTGTTTCAGAACAACCATCAGGGTATCGTTGATACCGCCTACCGCAAGTTCTCTCTGTCTGCACGACAGATGCAGCAGCGGGTAGATGCTGGACGGTGGGACAGTCTGCCTGAACAAGTTACCAAGGTAATGAAGGACACGCCGGATAAAGGGTTTGAGATTATCCACTGCATCCGTCCGCGCACTGAAGTTGATAAGACAAAGAAGGACAGCCGTGGCAAGAGGTTTGCCTCCTACTATGTCTGTGTCGAGGGACGCCATCTTCTAAGCGAAGGCGGGTTTGATACTTTCCCGTATCAGATTTCCAGATATGTGACCGGACCTGGAGAACTCTATGGTCGTAGCCCAGCCATGTTGGTGCTTCCAGCCATCAAGGTATTGAACGAACAAAAGAAGACCATGTTGACACAGGGCCACCGTGCAGTGGCTCCTGTTCTCCTCTCGCATGATGACGGCATCCTGGATACTTTCAGCATGAAGCCAGGTGCGATGAACCCAGGTGGTGTTACTGCCGAAGGCCGCGCACTTGTCCACCCCCTGCCTGTTGGGAATCTCGCCGCAGGTCAGGAGTTGATGGACATGGAACGCACCGTAATAAATGACGGGTTCCTGGTTAGCCTCTTTCAGATTTTAGTAGAGACTCCGGCAATGACCGCAACCGAAGTTCTCGAACGCGCCCGTGAGAAAGGTGCGCTACTGTCTCCAACGATGGGAAGGCAGCAGAGTGAGGCTCTCGGCCCCATGATTGAACGTGAGGTGGATGTTCTTATAAAGCAGAACATGCTGCCGCCAATGCCTGATGTTATGGTAGAAGCTGGTGGTCAGTTTGACATTGAGTATGACAGTCCACTCTCCCGGTCACAACGCGCTGAAGAGGCGTCTGGCTGGCTTCGTACTTTGGAGGCTGCTATCGCTTACGCCAATACCACTCAGGACTTGGGTGTGCTGGATCAGTTCGACAGCGATGTTATCTACCAGCAGTTGGCAGAGATCAACGCTGTGCCTCCATCATGGATGCGTGGGGAAGATGCTATCAAGCAGATTAGAGAGTCCCGCGCCCAACAGCAGCAGATGCAGCAGATGATGGAGGCTGCACCAGCCGCAGCCGGAGTGATGAAGGCTCTGGGCTAGTGGGTGGTGTTAATGCTATAACTAACAAATTAGACAGTCGTGGGTTGTACCCTTCAGACAAATACACCACTACACCATTTGATCCAGCAGGTAAGGGTTTTGACATAAACTCAGCCCTTGATGCAGGGATGACCCGGCAATCAAAGCCTGGGCCAAACCAATTTCATTTTGGTAGTGTCGCTCCAACAACTTTAACACAGCAAAAACAATTTGGGATGCCAAGGAATAGTTATATGATCTTGAAGGGACGGGGACATTCATCTTATAAACAAGCTGTTCGAGGGGAAAATGAACGGGGTTTTCAAGTTATACAACGAGGAAATAGGTCGTTCTCTGTACCAAACAAAATAGGCGCAATATTAGGTGAGTGACGCACTGGAAGAGGTCAAAGAGTTTCTTGTCACCCGTGGACAAGCGTACCATAAGACCTTTGCAGGTATCTACGGTGAGCGTGTATTGATTGATCTGGCACGGTT